GAAAAAGATGGCTAAAGTAATTTCAGAAAAAGCAGTAGAAGTATCTTCAGTTGAGCAACCAAAAATGGTTGAAATCAAACATACGAGAGTAATGAAAGATGCTGATGGCAACGATGTAACTGTTCTTGATTATGTAGAAACAAGAAGCGTTGATGAAGCTATTGCAGAAGCAGAATCAAGAAAAGCAAGTCTTGAATCATCACTTGCAGAAGTAGATTCTGAATTGTCAGATTTAAACGCAATTAAAGGGTAATCGTGGCTATTACGTACAGAGGGGAACGCTTTAGGGGATATAATAAACCTAAGCGTACCCCTAGACACCCAAAGAAATCACACGCTGTATTAGCGAAAGTGGGAAGCAAGATTAAGTTGATTCGTTTTGGTCAACAGGGTGTTAGAGGTGCAGGGAAAAGTCCGAAGTCACCTGCACAAAGAGCAAGAAGAAGGGCATTTAAGGCACGACACGCTAGAAATATTCGCAAAGGGCGTATGAGTGCAGCATATTGGGCGAATAAAGTAAAATGGTAAGGAAATACAATGGAACTAAACAAAAACACAAAATTTACACTAAGTATTGAAACTGCTGTTAGTATCGGCGTTACAATATTTATGATTATAGGTTTATGGTTTAATTTACAAGCCGACATTGAGGAAGCTAAATTATTACCAGAGCCACCAGTCAGTAGAACAGAATACGATTTAAAAGACCAAATGATTCGTAATAGTATTATGAATACTGAAGAGAAAGTAGAAAAACTTGAAGAAAAAGTAGATGACATTAAAGAAGATACTCGCAGTATTAATGACACTCTGCTGAAAATGAATAATAATTAATATGAGGTATAAAGATGAATTATTACTATGGTATGGTATGGTTGCTTGGACTATTCTTATGGCAATCGCCCTTATACTCGCAGTCCGTTAGATTAGATAGCTTTCAAGATGTGCAGTTGTTAAATGTGCAAAATTGCTCAGTTGTGCAAGTGAATGCTTCTTGGAATCATCAGAATAGAGTAAAAATAGAGAAATTAGCAAACATCTGCTATGTAGCCGAGATAGACATTGAAGATAAGGTTATCGGTGCTACAATAGCCAAAGAATGGAATATTAAAATCGTTCCTACTATCATTGTATTAGAAAACGGTAAAGAGGTAAAACGATTTGTTCCTGGTATTAGTATGAGATTTAATGAAGATACTATCATTGAAGATGTCAGAAAAGAGGTAAGGCAATGAGAAAGAAAAGAAAATCGAGAGTCAATCAAGCAGGAAATTATACTAAACCTACGCTTAGAAAGCGTTTATTCAATAAAATCCTAAGAGGAAATAAAGGTGGTAATCCTGGACAATGGAGTGCAAGAAAAGCTCAAATGTTAGCACTCGCCTACAAACGAGCAGGTGGTGGTTATAGATAATGGCTCTCAAGAAATCACAGAAAAGTCTACGCAGGTGGACAAAACAAAAATGGCGTACCAAGTCTGGGAAACCATCAAAAAAAACTGGAGAACGATATTTGCCAGAACGCTTAATTAAAGCAATGACTTCTTCAGAATACGCATACGAAACTCGTAAGAAACGCAAAGCAAAAAAAGCAGGAAAGCAACGAGCTAAGTATTCTCGCAAAACAAGAAAAAGAATGCGTAGATATTCTTAATTTGTTATATTCAGTATTATTAACCATACTGGAGGACAAATGTCTAAAGAAACAAAACAAGATGAATTTAAAATCGTATTAGAGGACGGAAAAGAAGTAAACTTTGACGACCTACAAGATGAACAGAAAATAATGGTAAATCAACTTAGAGATTTAGATTTGCAGTTAAGCAGATTGAATTTTCAAGCTCAACAACTACAAGCAGCTAAAAACCATTTTTCTACCGAATTAAATTCTTCTTTGAAAGAAGAGAAAGAAGATGCCTAAGTTAAATGTAGTAGCAGGTATCATAGATAAAGTAGCAGATAAAATTGATGACTTTACTCTTGACAAAGCAGAAAAAGCACAACTCATACAAGAGATTAACAAAGCTCAACTTGAAGTCAATAAAGTTGAAGCAGGACATACCAGTTTATTTGTTGCTGGTTGGCGTCCTTTTGTTGGTTGGACTTGTGGAGTAGCATTATGTTATCACTTCGTACTACAACCGTTCTTACTTTTTCTTGTATATTCATTTGGATATCAAGTGGATTTACCAGTATTCGATATGAGTACATTGACAACAATACTTCTCGGACTTCTCGGTTTAGGTGGTATGAGGAGCTTCGAGAAAGTGAAGAAGTCAGCATAATGGAGTTCAATGAAATCATTGAGAAAGTCCTCGAACACGAGGGAGGTTATGTCAATGACAAAGATGATTTAGGTGGGGAAACTAAGTATGGTATTACCAAACGATTCTATCCTCACCTTGACATCAAGAACTTAACCAGAGAACAAGCAAAAGAAATATACTATCAAGACTACTGGATTCCTTCCAAAGCCAAATCATTACCAAAAGATTTACGCTATCCATACTTTGATTGTGTAGTCAATACTGGACAACGCAGAGCAGTAAAGATATTGCAACAAGCGTGTAACAATAAAAACACTTTTGAAATCAAAGAAGATGGACTTATTGGTGCAGCAACTATCTCTGCGTGTAAAAGATTAGAAGCAGATAGATTTATTTCATATAGAATCTTATTCTATTCTTTGTTAATTTCAGAGAACCCTACGCAAGAAAAATTTTGGTATGGGTGGTATAAAAGAGCCAAAGGAGAGTAAATGCCTACATATATAACATCACGAGATTTAAAAGATACTTTTCCAAATTTAGATGAATTTGATACAAAGAAACCTATTTACAGCTGGGTAATTGACTCAGGAAGTAGATATGTTTCTAATGATTCTGGTCTTGTAACACAATTATTTGTAGACGGAAAAGATTTAGGTTCAGCACAAGCGTCCAAAGCAGCAGTAGATGCCAACGATGAATGGTATTACGAAGAAAGCGAAGACGCAGTATATTATTACAATGACAGTAGCAATCCTGATGATTTGTTAATGGAAGCAGGGGAAGATTTTGCAACTCTGAAAACAAGAGTAATGAAAGACGCAAGTGACTATGTAGATTCTAAATTAGATTCTACGCTTCCAAGAGAACAGTTTTTATTAAAAGACGGTACATACGATTATTTGATTAGAAGATTAACTTCATTAGTTGCAGCATTCTTTCTAGTTAAAGGGAAAGACCCAACAAGTGAAATAGCAGAAGCGTTGTTTGAAGAGGCAACAATGCATATTGAAGATTTAAATAGTGGAAGAGCTAAACTTACTTTTCAAAATACTGGAGATGCTTCCAAAGGTATTGTAAGACAAATATCTGTGTCTGGAAGTCTTAATATTGTTGACACTAGAGGAAATTACTATGGTAGCTATGATAGATTAAAAGTTATTGTAACTACAGGTGGTGCTATGGGAACTGCTAAATATTCTGTGTATGCAAAAGATACAGACGGATTAAAAAATAACTTAGTATTGCAAGACGAAATTATTAATGGTGACTATCAAGAATTAGCAGGTGGACTACAGATAAGATTCCAAGGTTCATCTGATTCATCTACTGCGACACAAAATGATGAGTGGGAAGTAGAAGTAACTGGAGCATACGAAGAAGTAGAAAATGCATCTATGCGTTCTGTTAAAATGACTCGTAAAGATTTCAAACAATTCTATCGAGGTAAGAATGGCAGTCGCATCTACTAATGCTTGGAAAGTTCAAGTAGAAGAAACTATTCAAAGAGGAATCAGGGGTGAATTTGGTTCTTCTATGCCAGTATTCCGTTCAAGAGATTTTCAACACAGAGGTAATCAATTTTCTATTTTAAAAGGTGATAATTCAGATGCTTCAAATACTATGTATCAATTATTACCCAACTCTTATAATTTAAGTTTTGAGTTCTATATGATTGACCACAAGCGTAACGATGTTACTGTAAAGCGTTTTTTTAGTCAAGTATCACGTTTAGAAGAGGTGTTTTATTCTTTAATAGAGATAGACCCATTATTTAGTTGTGTTATCAATAGTATAATTTATGAGGACGATGAAGAGTTTAATGGATTTAGAAAAGCGATATTTGATATAACAGTAAGGAATGTAAGATAATGGCTATCAGTTATAACAATATTACTTATGAAAAAATAATGAATCCATTGCGTGATAAACTGCGTACAGAGTTCAAAGGTGCGTTGCCAGTATACTTTGATAATCAACCACAGGATATTGGAACAAAGTCATTACGCATATATCCTACCTCTCAAGAACTACAAGAAAAACGAACAAAGTCTTATTTAAACGTGTATAATATAGAAATGGATTATGTAGTAAAAACATACGGAGATGGAGAAAAAGCTCTTGATGAGATGTATAAAGATGTTAGTAGAATAGAAACGGTATTGTTTAATAACTCTAATGGTGGAGATATTCCTTACTTTTATGCAGGAATGCCAGAAGTAGAGCATAATATAGACACTGAAATAAATAATGTTTATATTTCAAGAATTACCGTTCCAGTGTTATATGAGGAGGTACACGAGAAGTTTGTAAGATTTGTTACCTCTAGTGATAAATTCTTTGTAACTTCAGATGGACTTTTTTATATTGTAAGGAGTTAATTATGGCAAAAAAATATAAACTAAAAGATGGCTTAATGCCACGTAGACCAAGTTTCTTAGGATTAGATACTCAGGACTGGTATGAATTAAATGCTGGAAAGAAAGTAGAATTATCAAAATTGCCAGAATTAGCAAAAGATTATTTAGAAGAAGTAAAATCAAAAGTTAAAAAAGAGGTAAAGTAAAATGGCTATCAGTGCAACATCAGTATCCCCAAAAGATTTTCAGCTTGGGATTATAAAAGAAGCTACTGCAGGGACAGCAGTTGTTTCATCAATGAATTTAATTAATATCGACTCACTTGAGCTTCCTGCTTTAAATCCGTTACAAGTAACAGATGTAAGGCACGGAACTGGAAGAACGTTAAAACAAGTTGATACTTTTGCATCAAACAAATTGACTGTAAAAGAAATAAGTTTTTCAGGGATAGCAGATAGCACTATCCTACCTATTTTACTTGAAAACATTACACAGGACGCTTCTGGCGTAGGTTCATCTGGTGATGACTTATATGAAGTAGCAAACAACTATGAGCCAAGTGCAATAGATATTGCTACAACTACTGCATCAGACAACTCAATGACATTTACCGTCGCAGTAGACAATGCAGTAAACAGTGCATACTCAATGGTATTCAAAGGTTGTGTTTTAACTTCTTTAACTATCAGTGGTGATATTGGTGAAGAATCAGGTAGGGTTAAAGTATCTGGTACATTTAAAAGTGGATTAGTTCCTGACCTGTCACCTTCTTCTGCTCCAACATTTGGCAGCACAGCACATTTCAACAATAATTATTTTGTAACTGATTTTGATACAACCAAAGTAGCAGGTGTTGCTGACTGTGTATTAAAATCATTCAGTTTAACTATAGAGAACGATGCTCAGTTTATGGGTTTTGATTCTTCAGGAAATTATCAAGTAATTCAAAGAGCATTACCAGAAGTAATTGCTACTTGTGATTCTGTTGTAAAATACGATGGGAATACACAAGCATTAATTGAATCATTTGAAGGACAATCATTTGGAGATGACACTGGTCACGTAGATATTGACTTACAAGCATCTTCAGGCACAAATAAGATTGGTATTGATATAGACCATACTATCTTAACAGATGTAAGTTTTTCAGAAGAAGAAGCAATGTTCTTAAGTATATCACAAAAAGCGATTGCAGATGCTACTGGTGCTAATAAATTCTTTAGCATAAAAGCAACTAACACAACTGCTTAAACCAATAAAGGATAATCAATGTCTAAAAAAATAACACTCAAGAGTGGCAAAAAAGCTACCCTTGTAGAAATGTCTGTAGACTCTTTTGATAAATGTATGGATTCTGTAGAATTTGTGCAGAAAGATGGAGAGTCAGCAATTAAAAATCAATTTGCATTAAGCACACTATGGATTAGAAATGGTGTAGATGGTGCAGATGATAAGTTTATTAAATCTTTATCTATTGAAGATAGAGTAGAATTACAACTAGCTATTCAGGATTATAATAGCTTGGGGGAATAGATTCCCTCTCACTGGAGTTAAACATATTGATAGATGATTGGTGTGAGGGTTGTAGATATTCTACCTTTCCATATAAAGCTAAGTTACCTCTTAAAAAGAATAACAGCATTCACACCTTTACATCTATGGACGATGTATGGTATGTTATTGGTTTACTAAAAGAAGAATTAGAAGAACATAACGCAACATCAGAAAAGAAGTTCGAGTTACATCAAACTATCAAGTCACATCTACCATTTTTTGCGTGTCCTAATCATTTTATTAGCAAAGAATACCAACGAGATATAAAAAGATATACGTATTCTCAAAAGATGAATGTTCCTCCCTATGAAGGTTCATATGGAAATCACCCAAAAAAATGGATTGATAAGTGCAATGTTATAGAAAAAATGTTAAATTATATCCAATCAGAACAATTTAAAAAGAGCAAGTAATGGCAGATACAAAACTAAAAGTACAAATTCAATTCCAAGCGACTGGTGATAAAGAGTTAGCAAGAGCATTTAAAACTGCTTCTATAGCAAATGAGAAGTTAGAGAAAGCAAATAAAAAACTTACCAAGCAAAACGAAAGATATGGTAAAGGTGTTTTTGACATAACAAAAAAAAATAGACTTTTAGCAAACTCTTTTGCAACGATTAGAAGTAAATTATTATTGGCTTCCTTTGCTATAGGATTAGTTTCTGCTAGTTTTGGTAAACTTGTACAACAGTCAATGCAATTCGAAAAAGTTAAAGTTCGATTAAATGCAATGTTTGGCTCTGTTCAAAGAGGAACTGAAGCATTTAACGCTTTTAACAAAATAGCTGCAACCACTCCATTTACATTACAAGATATTGTTGAAGCAGGTGCTTCATTAAAAGCATTTGGTGCTGATTCAGAAAGATTAATTAAACCTGTATCTGACTTAGCAGCATTTATGGGAACAACTGCAACAGAAGCAGCACAAGCACTTGGTCGTGCGTTTGCAGGTGGTGCAGGAGCAGCAGATATACTTCGTGAAAGAGGTATTTTACAATTAGTCAGAGATAGTCAAGGTATTGAAGATTTAAGTAAAATTACCTTACCAGAGTTTAGAGAAGCATTAGAAAAAACAATAACTGACCCTTCCATTGGAATAGCTGGTGCTACTGATGCGTTATCTAAAACAATGACTGGTATGGTTTCAAACTTACAAGACTCTTTTGTTAGACTTAGTGCAGCATTGGGTGATTCAATTATATTTTTCAGTGGAGCTAAAAAAATAATTCCTGCCTTAACTGATATTTTTTCAAACTTAACAGAAGCAATAACAAGATTTAATGAAACAGACCAAGAAACTTTTTTGAGATTAATTTCTGAATTTTCTGATGCAGACACTATTCAAAAGTTTAGCGATGCCTTTGAAGTTGTTCCTAGCACTTTTGATAAGGTAAGCGATGCTTTAGATGGAACAGAAAGCATTATGAATAAGTTTATAAAAACGTCAAATGTCGCATTTGATTCTGGGTTTTATAAAGATTTTACCGACACAGTAAATACTGCAGTTGTCCCTGTGATGAATTTGGGAACAGCACTTGATAAAACATTTATATCAGGAGCATTGAGTTCACAGCAAGGAATTGAAAGGCTTACTAAGTTTTTAAATGAAATGCAATTAGAGGTTGATATTCAAAGAGCATTATTGACTAGACCTGGAAGGGGTGGAACAAAAGCAGATATTGCTCAACTAGATGTATTAAGAAGAGTGCAAGAATCAATCATAAAGCCACTTCAAGAATTATTACCAAAAGCAGTAAAAGAAGCAGACCCTGTTGCAATAAATTTAGATGATTTGGTAACGTTTGATGAGGACGAAGAAGATGTTTCTATTTCTGCAAGATTGGTAGCAGAAGAAGCTCGAAATCGTTCTGCTCTAGCTTCAGCGTTGATGGAAACAGCAAACCTTGTTCAAGAAGCTGAAGGATTAATAGTGCAAACAAGAGAAGATTTGTTTCAAAATCATTTCAATAAAATATTAAATTTAGCTCAACAAAATATAAATCAAAGAAAAAATGCAGAACTTCAAGCATTAAGAGATACAGACGCATTTAGAAATGCTAGTGCTGAAGAAAGAGCAGATATGGAAAAAGATGCTCTAAAAAGATTTAGAGAGCAAGAGCAAATTATATTTAGAATAAATCAAGCTGTAGAAATAGCAAAAGTTGTTATGAATACAAAGTCTGCTATGGCACAAATACAAGCAGTAATGGCACAAATACAAGCACAGGCAGCATTGTTACAAGCTAATCCAATAACTGCTCCTTTTGCGAAAAAAGCATTAGCACAGATACCAATGTTAACTGCCACGATGGGTAATCTAAAAGCATCTTCTGCTATGCAAATAATGGGGATTGCAGCACAAAAACCTCCAGCGTTTGCTCGTGGTGGTTCTTTTGTTACACAAGGACAGCAAATGATTATGGTAGGAGATAATGCAGGTGGTAGAGAACGAGTAGATATTACACCACTATCTACACCAGACTTTGGTGACGCAGGTGGAGGTGCAAGTATTAATGTAAATATTATGGGCAATGTTATTGGTACACAAGAATTTGTAAGAGATAACTTGTTGCCAGAAATAGAAAACACAATTAAAAGAAATCTTGCGTAATGGCTCTATCAGGTTCAACAAATTATAATAATGCTTTAACTAGCACTATTAAAGAAGAATGGCTTTTTGAATTTAGAAATCAAGATTATCCATCAAGTCCAATACCTGCAGATACTTCTGATGAAATTATAAGATTAGCTACTGCAGAAGTACCTCATTCAAGTATTAGTGATATGAAATATCACGGATTTATAACCAACACTCCTTCTATCAGAGAGTCTATTGATTTAAATAATTCTACAGCTACTGTTAGTAATATTTCTATTACCTGTGCAAATGGAACGTTATCTAATCACAGCAAAACATTAGCAGAAGAAATATATGGAGGTAGCAACAATTATATAAACAGAGATGTTATTGTTCGTTCACGAGTTGGTGGATATACAGAAATAATTTTTCAAGGTAGATTAAAAGAAGTAAAGTTAAGTAATCAAGACACCGTAAGTATTGTGATTGCAGTACACGACCCAATACAAGATATTTCTATACCAGAATATCAGTCGAAATCTGGTAATTACTTTCCAATTTTTTACGGCGAATCTGTTCCTGAAACATCAACTGTTGGCGTTCCTGACTTTATTGATGCATCGATAGTGTTTCCAGTAGAAGTAGACACTTTAAACAATGATGTATTTAACTGTTTATTTCATCAAGCAGAATCCGTTGATGCAAGATTACACTATCCAGTAAAAGATACTTTTAACGCTAGCGAGTTTCCAATAATGTGTCCACTTGATGATACTTTTAGTAATGCAACTTATGATGATTATGAAGGTGCAACTAACGACACAAATAGAAATGTAATGCGTACAGATTTAGACTTGCATAGAGCATATAAAGTGCGACCACAAACAGTAACAAATCCAAGTAGTGGTGGTGGAGTTACTGTTGCTAATCCTGGCAATGCTTATGATGACAATGTATCAACTGATGCAGACTTTACTGCTGCATTAAATACAGATGTTACAGTAGATAAAGAGTATGTAATTTCCGATATTCCAAAAGAAGAACACGCATTACAAGCTTTAAAGTTTTTTTACAATTATTCTATTACTGGTTATGGAGCTTCTAATGGTAATTTAACAATAAAAATAGGTGTAGCAATAAAACACGATGGCTCATATAGTTCTTTTAAAGAAATAACCAAAACAGGAAATCAATCACCAGAACCACAAGAACTGAATTTATTAAGTAATAGCGACTTCTCTAATGCTACAAATAAAACACCAGAAGAATTAAAATTAAGAATACGATTTACAAACAATGCTAGTGATGATGGTGGAGATAATAATTTAGCAGTAGTAAATCTCTTTGATACTTTTTTTCAAATAGAAACAAAAATTGTAGATGACAATGATACAGATGAATTGCAACTTGCTAACTCAAGTGCAGTTACATCAGTAAAAAGATTATATACTGGTGCAGATGGTTTTGACGAATCTTGGAATGCAGGTACAGTAGCAAGTTTAATACACGATATGCACAGAGATATATTATACAGATTTGCAGGAGTTACAGCTACACCTGATGGATATAGTGCATTAGATACCGATAGGCAGCAAACTGGATTCTTTTGGTTTTGTAGATATTATACACACAAACCTATCGAAATAAAAAAATTATTAGAGCAATGTCAATATGAAGGTGGATTTATATTTAGATTTCGTCCTTCTAATCAAACGCCACAATATATACATATACCAGATTCACCAACAACAATACACACAATAGACAAAAACGATATTACCAATTTAAATATATCTGTTACGCCTTTTGAATCATTGGTAACTAAACGAATTGTAAAATATGAAATTAATCCAATCAATGATAAAACGATAAGAGAAATAACTTGCACCGATACTACAAATAATCCAAGAACTACTTATAATATTGATACAAAAGAAAATATAAAAACTGATGAATTAAAAATACTGAGAAATTCAGTTGGACAAGCTAATATGGGTGGTGCAAGAAATAATGGGTTTGCTAATTATTATAATGCTATTGAAGGTAATCCAAAATTAGTGGTGGATACAGAAATAATAAATCCAGGTAGTAGTGGTGGTAGTTCTTATTTTTATTTAATGGAAGTTGGAGATATATGTGCGTTTAATCATAATGATATGATTGTTGAACCTTTTGGACAAAGTTTTAATGGTAAGCAATTTATAGTAACTTCTTTAACAAGAAGTCCAGGTAGTCTAAAAGTATCTTTGAGAGAAATATAAAAAGAGGTAAATTTTGTTATGGCTATTACATCAGTAAAATTCGGAACATCAGCAGCAGGAGCAAATAACGCTACTTACTCACCTAGTCAAAATCCAAACATTGGAACAGAGCTTTCTAAAAAATATGATGGAATCAGAGTTAAGAAATCTTTAGGTGGCGAAACATATACTTTTGCTAATCACATATCATCAAGAAGACAACGAAGATTGGTATATGAAAATTTAAGCGAAACAAATAAAGATAAATTGGTTGCTTTGTTTGATTACGCAAAAGGACAAAAGACTTCATTTTTTTACAGCGAAGATGGTTTTAGTACAAATGGATTTGAAGTTCGCTTTGTAAATAACAAATTACCAGTATCAGAAACGGCTTATAATGTGTATCGTGTTGAAATCAACATTGAAGAGCAATTATAAGAAATTTTTCTTTTTAAAATACCCCTACAAAGCCATAAAAACACTCTTGATAGCATATCGTAAGCGTGATAGAACAAAGTGGTATGAACACCGTAAATAATGCGTTATTTGACGTTTAGTCTTTTTTATCTTCAAAACTACGCAAAATTAAGTTTTCTCTGATTTTATTGTTGCGTTTTGCTCGTTTTTTGAGGTTGTTGTTTTCTTCGTTTAAGATTTTTAATAAATCTTTGTATCGTTTTGCTATTTTTTTATTCATCATAATTTTATAGGGCAACCAGTAGCCAACCGTATTTACTTAAAATAATCTAATTTAAAGAAATAATAACTAAAGGTGAACAGGGTTGATTACCTGCGACACTCCTTTAAATGCCATTAATTAATTTAAATTTTATTTTGTGTAATATGTTGCCCTAATATATTAGAATGGCAGTTCGTCGTCTTTTGATTTAGGGATAGAAAAAGATAACCCAAAATATTTCTTTCCACCTTTACTTTCATTAATCCAAGCAGATACATTGTATAATGTACCATTTACATTTGCTTTACCTTGATAGTCAGGTTGCGTGTCTTTTTCTTTTTTTTCATTAGTAAATAATGAACCTTTGTTTTCTTTGTGTTCGTAAGCCATTACTTTAATCTCCAAGTGTATGTTTTTCTTCCTGCGTTCCCTAATACTTTTTTATCTGTTTTTACAAGTCTGTTACGATTTGTTAAATCAGTAATTGCTCTGCGTATAGATGTTAGTGGCGTTTGTTCATTAATTGATTCATTTTCAATTAAGAATCTCCAAACATCATTTGCAGATAGATTATCATTAGGGTAAGTCTGAAAAACTGCTAGTGTTAATTGTTCTTGATTGTTTGCTTGTTTCATATTTGTTCGCAGCAAACTTCCATTTTGATTTGTTGTATTGTAATACATTTTACCTTCCTTATTTTTGCATTTAAGACAAAGCGATATTATTGCGTTATAAACGCATTGATATAATTTTGCAATAATCATCAGTGTTTAATCGTCACAATTTTCGCAATGTTTCCAAGTTGGATTAAGTCCAATATATTCTTGTTCAGTCACTCTTTTAGGATTAGTAATTGCTCTATTAATCTCCAATGCAACATTTTTGATTTCAGGTGGCAATTTTCTAACATAGTGGCTTTCAAAAATATGTTTTAGCACTTCTGTTTCCTTTGGATTTAACTTTAACATCATATCGTTACCTCAAATATGGTTTTCTTTGGTTTTAGTTTTGAAGATGATTTTGCATTATAACTTTCTAACTCTTCGTCAATATTATAACAGTCATCTCCAACATACTGTAAATCTATCTTCATAGCGTCTATATTTTTATCTTCGTGGAAAATATAAATATTCTGACTTGCTCTTCCTGATAGATTTAATCCTTTTTCACTGTACTCGTTAGCTCCAACCAATGAGCTACTTCTACTTGCGATATCTCCTACTCTTGCAGAATGAATGTGTCCAGAGATAATATAATCTATCTGCACACCTCTACCTGCGTACCTTCCCTTAATCTGATTCACGCTTTTTTCGTACTGAGTAGTAAAACTTCCGTTTCCGTGTAATAATAATAGATTTTGTCCTGCAACATTGACTACTACTTCCGTAGGGTCATCAACAATAAAGTTTACATCTGTTGTCTTGAAATAATGACGTAGTATCTCAAAAATAACAAAGTCATAATTATCGGAAGCCATAAAGTCTGACCAACCCCAATCTTGTTTTAGTCTACTTTCGTTTCCTGTTACACAAGCAATAGACACAGAATAATCTTTTCCTACATCAAATATAATCTGCTGTAATAAATCTACTGCAAGAAATACTGCTTTGCTTCTATTCGTAGACATATTCAACATTTCATCTAATCTTCTATCTGAGTTAATTAAATCGCCAGTAATAGCGATTAAGACGTTATCTATATCATAAACCTTAAAGATTTGTTTTGCTCTGTTTACGTAATGTTTTAAACGTCTACTAGCAACTTTGAAATCATAATGGTTATGAGGTAAGGAAACAAGTTCGTTAAAATGTGTATCAGATATTTGAAGAACTCCAACACTTTTTCCTTGTTTGACTTTTTTAAATTTAAATTTTGAAAAATTCTTTTGTTGCAATAATGCTTGTATATCAAATAATAACTTAGTAATTGCATTTTCATATCTTGCTTGTTCTCTAAATGCTTTACGTTCTATTCTGTTAGTATCTTGAGCAGATTGTTTTTGCTTTGCTAACTTAATATTTTCTCGGACAATATCTAGGTCTAAAAGCTGTGGATTTACGGTTCTTGTGCCACAATCTTTGCACATATAACGCTGTTTGTAGCTTCCGTCATAATTTTTTTGACGGGACTTCTTAATCATATTCTTGCTGTCACAACTAGGACAAGCTATGATATATCCGTCTTCTGTCACTTTCATTTGGTCAATCTCTTGAATCCGTTACTTTCATTTACCAAATCTAATAAATCCTTAAATTCAAAGCAAACCATTACTTTTGAATGATTTTTTGAGAAAACTAATAAGGGTGTTAAGTCATCTGAATTTTCACACGCTTGTTCGTAGCATTGCCAAACATTAATTCGTTCTACTTTTTTACACTCAACTGCATAAGGGAAAGTTTCTCTACCTGCTTTGGATAATATAATATCCATACCACTTTCTCCCATAACTGCTGTTTTTATGTCGTGTTCGTCGATTCTTAACTTTTCCATAATCATCTCCCTGACTTTATTCTGGAAGTTCCTACCTTTTGCTTTCGCACTACTTGGCTTCATTTATAAACTCTCCTTTTACTATATCATCAATTATAAAGCCGATAGTCTGATTGCTTTCGTATTTTTTAAAGTTTATCTTTTTTATTTTTTCTACTACTCTATTCCATTTAGTTGTATTTCTATGCAACTCTTGTTGAGTTTTTAATAATAGTGTCATCATTTGTATTCCTTTCTTGGTTGTAAATATTTGTCTAAATAATCATTTGATTTTACTTCGCCAACTACTTCGTTCGCTTTTTCAAACTCATCTTTTTTTTCATAAGTTCCATTGATATAGTCGTGAACAAAATCTAAAAGTATTGCCACTTTTTCTCTATCTGTTAATATCATTTATATTCCTTTCTTGGTTGTACTTGTTCATCACAACACGAAACATATAAATCTCTATATTCCGATGTTGTCTTTGTTTGTTTGCATTTACCACATTGGTAAACATAAATCGGCTCATCATCTGCAACTGGTAATACCACCTCATCAGTCCAGCGTTCTTGATTAAGATAAGTTTCAGGATTAGGTATATATTGTTGGTTTTGCCATTGTTCCGATTTCTTTTGCAATTCTATATTCTTTATAATTAAATCAATAGGAAAGTTATTTGCGTCAAACTTATCCTGAACTTTTTTCTTTCCTACTTTTTTTGGATATGCTTTCCAAAATTTCTCAAAGTCTTTATTTATTTCTTCCTTTCTTACCTTCTTACCTTTTATAATATGGTTAAGTCTTGGTTGCTTAGTGGTTAGCTCTTGGTTATTCTTTATAGAATTATAATTATTGTACTCGACGATAAAAAGGTGGGTTACCTGTTGGTTGGAATTTGGACTACTTTTTATCATATTTGTTTGTTTTAGTTTCTTTAAAAATGTTCTTAATTGTTGCCTTGACATACCATTACGCTTAGCAAAGTTTTCTTGTGAAAATACAATTTCTCCTCTGTTTACTTCTATAATCTGATTGTTCAGCAACATTGACGAGGGCTTTATACTTGCCCTCATCAACATATCAATCCAACATTTTAAGTAAAGTGGATTATCCCAAATCCAATTATCTTGGATTTTACGATATAGTTTTATGAAAGAATTATCCATTAGTTGCTAAATGCCTTAACAAACAAATAGACAAATCCAAACACAATAGACCAAAAAAACATCTCATACATTTTTACCCTCCATTGCGTTCTTTAGACTTGCTAATGCTTTTTCATATACATTAACATTAGTTCTAATTCCATTGCTATTGTTCTTTAACCAATTTCTAGCGTCTTTACTTAATATGCCTTTATCAAGTGCTTGTTTTTCCAATCGGTTAAATTCCTCAATCTGCTTTATGGTTGGTGCTTTCATTTGAAAGTCCTCTGCTTCTACATCAGAATAAAAAGCGTTTTTACCATAGAGTCCTAATAATTTAAGACTTGCTCTTGCTTTACCACGTTTTTCTGCCATTGCCCAAAAATATTGGTTTTTGCAGTTCGTGTCATTTGCTTCACCAAAAGTAACTTCTTCAATTAAACCTAGTTCATCATTTTCTTGATATGCTCTAACTTTAATTGCTACTGCAGGTGAAACATCAAGATTATCAGACATTTCAAACTTTATGTTTTCTGCTTCGATAATCTTTATCACTCCGTCAAAAGATATAATTTTGTTACCTCTTAAGCTCCAAAAGTCATCTTCATCAAGATTGTATTTTTTTATTAAGTGTTCACTCATTTCCTCTCCTAGAATAGTTGTTCATAAGTTTGTCCTGTCACATAACAGATAGCTAGTTTTTTATCTTCTGGAATTTGTTGTTTGTCCTTCCAGATATAAACTATCTGACGTGATACATTTAATCTGGTCGCTAACCAACTAATAGGACGTTGATTTTCCTTAAGCCATAAGTCGACCATATACCAATCGTTATTTTCCATTTTCCTCCCAACCTGTTTCTAAAGCAAGTGATATAACCTGCTTCTTTGACAAATGTGTTTGTGTTTGATAGTCAAAAAAGTTTCTTTGACTATCATCTTGATTTTCGATATAATACATCTCTGCAACATTATTAAGTCGCAGATGAAGTATCATTGAATTGATTTGCTTGTCCGAATATTCTTTCATTAGTCCTCCAATTTATTGATTTGAACAATGCCTTCACGTATTAAACGAAATGCTACGTAAACACCTAATAATGCTCCCATAGTTTCCATTATAATACCTCATATTCGTTTGATTTAATCTTCTTATCTTCAAACATTTCTAAAGTTATATTAGTCATCTTGTCAATGCCGTCAGTATAACCTTTATTATAATAATCAGATTTAATCTGCTTGATTCGTTTTTCGTATGTCTTATTTAAATAGATTACCATTACTAGCAGAACTAGTGCCAATAATGCCTCTATGATTTCAATAGTCATTTCCTCTCCTTGTTAGTTATAGGATTGTATCTCACATCAATCCAAACATCTATTTGTTCTACTTCTTTAAAATGTTTAAATACCTCTATTGCTTTCTTTATTTGTTTAGTATTTGTTATATCATCTATATAGTGTAAATCTCCACCACTATCACTAAATAAGACTAACTGATAATCTCTATTTAATGATTGAAACATTTCATCTAATTTCATTTGTTCTCCTTGTTAGTTATAAAATCTTGGGACGTAATTATAATGTGATTTAACTGATAGGGTATATATTAATGAGATATATGAAGATATAACTACGCCCCTAGTATTGATATAATTTATAATTTTGTTTTTCATTAAGTTTAGTAATTCGATATAATCTATAAATAATTTGACATTTCTGTCAAGTATAAAAATAAATAATTGTTTTTTACGAGATAATAATATAATTTCAACAAAGTAATTCAAAGAGTTTTTTCATACTCTTTCCTTTCTTTGTTAGGTTGAAAATAGGGGAAATATATTCCCCTATTTTTTTACAAGTCAACTTCTTTTATAAGTTCCAAAATATCAGAAACTTTATTTTTCATTGAATCAAATTTAGCAAATTTATCATCTGCGATATTATGAATCGTTGTAGGTTTTGACCTGCTCCAAGACGCCCAATCCATTTTTTCATCTTCAAGAGATAAAGAAACAGAACGCAAAGCGTCTACTATTGTTATTAGGTTTTTAACTTTCATTATTCCTCCGTAGGTTGTTTATAAAAAACTTGCCTTCCCATATTACAGGGAAGGACTTTTTTATTTTACTTTGATAACAAATTCGTTCATATTTGCTTGTAAATCTTCACAAGCGTCTTCATCATCAGCATCAAAGCACTCTGAAGCGTTTAGAGTCCAACACTCCCAATTTTCACAAACTCTATCTGACCAATGATATTCATTAGCGTCATTGTGAACATAAAAAGTGTCAACATCATCTAAACATAAATGACATTGTATTGTTGGCTCATCAACATCAAAAGAGTTAAATGTTCCAACTGCTCTGTATTTACTCATTATTATTCCTCCATTAGGTTGTTAAGAAATGTTGCCCCTAGTCAATTATAATAACTAGGGGACTTGTCCAACCCTAACGGACTATATTAATCTTATTTTGTTAGGTTGGTTGTTGATTTAAAGCGTCGTTGATTTGTCGAAGAACTGCTTCTGCTTGTTCTATTTCAATTTCAAGCATAGTATATTCTTCTCTCTCTTGGTCATAATACCTGCCGTCGTATCCTTTAAAGTGTTCTTCCATTATTCTCTCATTGCACTTTATAGTTGTTTCACAACTTTTTTGAATTGACTCAACTATCTTTTTGTATTTACTCATTATTATCCTCCATTAGGTTATTAAGAAAACTTGCCCCTGCTAATATAACAGGGGACTTTATTAAGTTATAATATCATCTTCAAACTGAATCACTAAATCCATTGTCTGAACATTATCATCTTTATAACTATTATTATCTTTATAAATTGATTCGGTTTTTATTGTTATATCTGATAAATCAGTATATTGATAATCATCAAGATAAAAACCCTTATGTTGAAATAATACATCAACATCATCATTTATTTGATTTTGAAACTGCGTCAAAACCTCAATCAGTTTTTTTAGTTTCATATTATCCTCCGTTAGGTTATTAAAGAAATTTTGCCTAGCGTTCCACGTGAAACGCTAGGACTTTATTTAATACCAACGTCCGTTGGTTTCAATATAGACGCCATTATCTTTATAGTCTGAGCCGATAATAATAGTTCCGTTATCAAATCCAACATTAAATGGATTTTTAAACGTTCTAAAATACATATCGTCATCTATTTTTGATTGGTCTATATCATCTATTAATACTGCTCCGATTGAGCCACTATCAACAGGTAAACTTGCAACTGTGTTTTCGCTTTTATATAGTTTAACACTGTATTGACCGTCGCCGTGTTGCGTCCCAAAATTAGCAACTTGCACAACTTTTCCTGTTTTAGATTTTAAGTGAAATACACCTTCAAATCTAATATAGTCTTGTTCTTTTATATCATAGTCGTATCTTATTGGAAAAGATAAACTGTGTAAGTCCTGATATAATTCTTCGTCCAAGATATAACACAAGTCACCGATATAATAACGTCCTTCAGGCATTATTATACTTTCCGTGTATTTTTTGGGATTTTGTCCAGGGTTTAAGCTTTCCTGTTTAAAGTTCCTTAGTATCATTTTATTTCCTCCGTTAGGTTGTTAAAGAAAATTTGCCCCCTATTGCTAGGGGGACTTTTTTATTTATTCACAATAGCGTTTTTAAGTTGCATTGTGTCCATTTCTACAAATTCAAGTTGACCAAGCCAAGATATATCTGGTTTGGATTGTGTCATCTGTTTTGAAGTGGTAACGCTATATTTATCCGTGTTTTTTACCCAAGTACCATTGATACAAGCATAAATTGGGAAGTGATAGCCGTAAGAATATACAACATAATTTCCGTTTACAATCTCGGCAAATAAATTATTTGCTTGGAAAGTTTCACGCCTTGTTGTGTGTTCGTGGCTTTTTGCGTTTGTTGTTCTCATTGTATTTCCTCCATTAGGTTATTAAAAAAACTTGCCCCCTAGTTATATTCTAGGGGGGCTTTTTCAAAAGACAACACGGCAGAATCTAAGCCAAAATTTTGATAGACTAATTTCCAATTAGAATATTTTTTATCTATCAAATCTGCTACTATATTTTCTTCGTGTCTACGGAATCTAATAATATGTATTATATTTTCGTTTCCGTGTTTTTGACGTGTTTTCGTGATTGTCATTTTTCCTCCATTAGGTTGTGAAAATTTGCCTGACGTTTCACGTGAAACATCAGGACTTTTTTATATACTGCGCTGTTTGTTGTTTAACCAATTGATAACTAATTCTGCCATAACTTTATTTATGACATCTTGTAAAGCATAATTATTTTTTACAAGTTCTGACGCTTTATATTGAATCATACTTTTGTAAAATTCTGTTTTTGCGTCTGCGTTTTCAATTTCCATATCTTCGAAATATTCATCAAGAATATGGTTAAAGTACTCGTGTTCAAACACGCTGTCTATTTGTTTCATTGTATTTCCTTTGTTAGGGTTAAAAAATCTTTAAGGGGGGCGTTTTCTGTTGCCGAAGCAATTACTTACCCCCCCACCTTTTAGGAAGGGGTTAAATGAATTGTCCTTAGTTTTTCAGAAGCATTTGTTTACGCCTTGAGAACCTGTAGAAGCGTTCAGCGTTTATCTTCCTGTACTCCAAATTGTCAATAATACCCTATAATTTAAAGGTTCTTATTTACAATGTCAAGTAATTTTACAAGATTGTTAAATGATTTATTTTAGGGGTTAGTTTTAGCAATTGACCGCCCCACCCTTTCCGTTTCACGTGAAACGTTTTAAGGTCTTTTTTGCTAGGTTGACGAATTATACATAATTCTTTTTAGATGTTTTGTTGATTTTGAATTATACATAATTCTGTGCTTGTGATTTCTTTCAATTATACATAATTCTGCAATTATACATAATCAGGGTATAGGGTGGATTTTACCTTTCAGCAGGTTTGTACCAGCATTCCTTGCAAAGTATCAACTAATGACTAAATAGTAATAATTTAATACTATAATATTTAGAATCAAGATTTAAAAAAATTCCTCTAAATGACTAGTATTGCTAAACTTACAGGAATATTACTGCACTAATTTTTTGTCGGTTTTTTACTAGATTGCAAATCCTAATTTTTGAGGGTTTTTATTAGTATTTATATAACTTTATTGTTTAAATTGGGTTTATGCCAAGATATGATTATAAATGTTTAGAATGTGACAAGGTGTTTGAGGTTGTTCAAAAGATGACTGATGACGCTTTAGAACTTTGCCTATGTAAAGATGAGCAATTCTTAGTAAAAAGATTGCCAAATGTACCTAAATTGGTCATAAATAGTAAAAGTTCAATGTCAGATAGAGCATTACGTAAAGAATTAGACATCGATTAACGTGTTTGACTACTGTTCTTTAATCAAAAAGAGATGTCCCTTTGCAGGTAAGGAAAAGGACATAATTTATTGTGGATTACACACAGGATTACAGATACAAAACAGAATCGAATACATTAAGACGTGTCCAAGAACAAAATTTAAAAGGAGATAACTATGCCGTATCATTATGGAACAAAAAAGAAAAAAAAGAAAAAGAAGAAAGGTAAGAAAAAATGAAAGTGAAAGCACCAAGAGGGTATCACTTTATGAAAAAGAAAGGCAAGTTTAAATTGATGAAGAATCCAAAAGGTGGATATAAAAAACACAAAGGTTCTTCATTGACAATGAATATGCCAGTAGTAAAGAGACATTCGTGAACGTTACTACCAGTACAGCCAGGAACTTTATACCAAAACGACTTTTTGGAATGCGTAAGAAGTCTATTAAACAGAAGCTGAAAGGTAGCCCTTTAAAGAAAAGTATTATTTTGAAATACGCCAAATGAAGGAAAAAAGTATTTATAAAAAACCCAATGGAGCAGGGAAAGGCGATGTGCCACGACCTTTAAGTATATCTAAAAAAGAATACGAAAAGCGTTGGGAGAAAATTTTTAGAAAAAAGGAGAAGAAATAATGTGGGAATTATTTAAAGACAAAAACGAATACAATGAAAAGAATATTATTGGTTTTCTATCCTTTGCGTTGATGTGTGTGTTCGGCGTCGTGGATTTAGCAATGGGTATTATTGGAATAGAACTTATGGTAAACGACTACATCTATAACTCGTTCGTCTGGGTTACACTAGGTTCATTTGGAATCGCAGGAGCAGAAAAAGTCTACAAGAAATGAGGAAATCATTATTCAAAGACCGTACCAGAAAGTCTAATGGTGCTAAAAAAACTCGACAAGGTATGAGCCACAATACCAAGTTCGGAACAAAAGGTTCTAAGAAGTATTATAAGAAAAAATACAGAGGACAAGGTAAATGAGTAATCTTGAGTTGAAGAAGGCAAATCAACTTGCTGCTATTGATATACTAATTCATAACCCAGAAATCACCAAAAAAGAATTAGCCGAGGAATTAAAAATGTCCCCCCAAACGATTCATAACTGGTTTGCAGATGATAGGTTTGTTGATATGTATTATAAAAAATATATGGTATCATTCAATGCGAAGCTACCTATGGTATTAAATAGTATGATTCGTGAAGCAGTAGAAGGTAATGTTCAAGCAGGGCGTCTAGTGTTAGAACATTCAGGAAAGCTAGTTAAGAATATTAATGTAACCGTAGATAGTCCATTTGAGAAGTTCTTAAAGGCAGAGCAGATAGACGCAGATGATATTATAGACGCTGAAAGCGAAGAGGTTACAGAAATACTAGAAACCCTTCCAGAGAGAAATCCTGTAAACGACAAACCTAAAAAAAGAAAAATAGAAGAAAAAGCTGCTGTAGAAAAAATAAAAAAGGGTAAAAAACCATATAGACAGAAACGAAGAGAAGATAGAGCTAATCGTTATCAGTTATTACAACGTGCTAAGAAAGTGGGATTAGAGCCATTGCCATCAGGTAGACCAAATAATAATGAAAGACGTAAGTGGCTTGAAAAACTTGTTGAGCTAGAAGAAGCGTCTAAGAAAGACCATACTCATCAGCAGTAATATTATACTTCTCAAATATCTCAGACATTTCCATAGAAATTGCAAACATCTCTGCTGTATCTAAATCTTTTATTTCTTTTTGAATGATTGCGTCAGGTGGTGCTATTTTATTACAGATAAATCCTAATAGCTCATTATTAGCTTCGGATATCTTTCGTAACTCTACGACCATTTTATATAATTTTTTGACTAAATCTTCCATTAAATTTTTACAGTTCTTGCGAAATTTGAAGATGCTGCCATCTTCGTACTACCTATTATACGCATTCTAGTTTTTAATTGCGACTCTAATTTTTTAGAAAATGCTGCCATAGCTTTATCAAAGTCCTTTCCAAGTAAATTATCATCTGTTAAAATTGCACCTCCTGCAATTTCATCTTCTGTAAAAAACCATTTACGTACTTTAGCTGTTTTTCTGTTGCTTCTTGTTTGACCTGTAAGATGTAATGCACCGTAATTAGCTCTAGGTTTACCATAAGGATTACTTATGCCTAATTTTGATTCATCTGATTTAATAGTTACACTCATATCTTTTTTATTAGTTAATACTTTTGAAATACTGCGTTTTAAATCACCGTGAAATATCATTTGTGGTTCAGAACCTTTACCTGCTTTTTCTTTTGCTCTTCTATACTTGGCTGTGTATTGAGGATATGGCTTTTCGTTTATATCGGTATTATTCTTGAACGCATTGTCCACTTTCTTTTTTGCAGCTTTTCCTAATGGACGTATCAAACTATTAAAAACCATTTCTTCTAAATTGGCTTTTTTAAGTTTTTTAAAAGTGACGTTACTCTTGACTGTTACTTTCATCTTCGACTACTAACGTTTGATTTACTGATTTATTTTCTTCAATTATTTGTTTTGCGTCATCTACGCTAAGGTCTTTATTCTCTTCTGCTAATAATTGAGCTTCAGTAGTTAAGTTATGTTTCAACTTGTACTCATTTAACATAATCTTATCTTGTGTAGTCATAGGATATTCAACTTCAGAGAAGTCTACTTTAAATTGAGATACTTCTGGAAGTCCAAGACTGTTTACTTGTGATAGAGCATACTCTACTTTGTAGAAATCTTTTTCGTATTGACGATATAATTCTTTATCATCAATAAAATCTTCGTGGCGTTCTAAATCTTTAATCATTAGTGAAATACCACTTGGCACTTCACCACCTGATTGTGCGAAAGTAACGAATAGATGATTATTTAACGCCACAAGTTCAATCTGCCATTTAATATTTTCAATAACATCACGAACATTTCCTTGTGGTGATACAATATTATAATTACTTCCCTCTGGCAAAGTTAAAATTTCATCTGAACCTGCTCTTACATTAGAGTTATCAGAAATCAATCCAGTTACTACTGGTTGTCCAAACATTTGGAATCGTAGTCCTAATTGCATTTCAGTCATTGTGATATTGATATGCTCATTTGCAGATACTAAATCAGAAGCACCTTCTACAAAAAATGAATCTAATTGTTCTTCTCTATGAGTAAATACAAAAGGTAAGACACCTAAGTTGTGTTGCACTTCTTCAAGAATATCACCATTTTCATTGAACTTTAAGTGTAGCTCTCTATCCCAGTACGCATACATCAATTCATCTGTATCAGATAAATCTGCGTGTCCGTGCATCATTGGATATACAATAGCTTCTGGTCTGTATGGATTATCGCCAAAGTATGGTTCGAAATAATAAATAGGACGATACTCAAAACGTTCTTCTAGTTCATCATACATTACATAAGTTGCAGTAGAGCCGAGCAGACGAGTCATTCGTTCCATTTGTTTCATACGAGCATTTTTTACAGAGGTTAAATCTGCATATCTGTCATTAACATTTCTCTTAGCACCAATAGTATAAATTTTTGACATACGATTAACAAATTTTTTCACGATGTTGGTATTGTAATGAGGTATTTCTTGAAATGCGTCAGATTTAAAATATCCTTCGATGTATTGTTCGGTTAATGAACCAGAGTAGTAGTCTAAAAACTTTCTTACTTCTTCTCTACGAGCTTTTGCTTGTTCTTCTTTAAAATGTGTTAGTGAGTCTTGTATAATTTCTCTAGCTGTTAAAACCATCAAAGTATTCCTTTTTATCGTGATATTCTTCCAATGAAGTTACTTCTAATTGGAAATCTATTCAATATAAAATATCTAAACGCATCGCAACCGTGTTCATAGTATCCATCTTTAATAGGATTATTAGAAATTGCTTTACCCTCTACTGCTTCTGGGAATCTATATCCCTCAAAGTCCTCTGCAATACCTACGCATTTCTTATCTATTTTAATTCTGCGTAACCCATCTGCATTTTCAAAAAATCCACGACAATAACTTACCCCTGCTTGTATATCTCGAGATAATCTATCCATACGATACTCTACATAAATTCCGTGTCTACGTAAAATATGAATATCACCTAATCCAGATTGACCCTGAACAAAACTACCTGCAGGGTCACCATAGTATGTCATTACTGGATAATTCTTTTTCTTTATCATCTCTGCAAGTTTATCGGTTGGGATATTGCGTTCGTGAATAATTTCATCAATAATGTTTATATGCCAATTACCATCTTGTTTATAAGTTTGAAACCATAATACTGATGGCATTCTAAACCCAAAGTCCATTGAACAATACGTAGGTAGATTTTCTTGGTATGGAACTTCTCCCATATCTTTATCTCTATCAAACGGATATACTCTTCCTTCCATAGAAGTAAACTTGGCAGCAAATTCTTGGTCAAATAATTCTTTGGACATATTTCGTTTACGTTCTTGAATAAAAGCATCGTTCATTCCTTCTGGAAATGCATATTCATTTTCCCAACTTGGAGATTGTTGAGAATACCACTGGTCATCTGTTTGACCTAATAAATATAAATCGTAAATCCAATTAAACCCTTCTGGTGTAGTAATAAAGATTGCTTTCCCTTTTCTATCTACAAGCGTTGGTGATAAATACATATCCCAAATTCTTCTTGGCATTTTTGCTGCTTCGTCAATAATCAACAAGTCTACACCTTCTCCAACTAATGAATCTGGATTTTCACAAGACATACCTTCTACTGTTGTTCCCCATTTAAACTTAATATACTGTTCTTTTTCTGATGCTCTGTCTATATCGTTTGCTTTACCTGCAACCATATCTTTCCAGATTTCTCGGAACATTAATCGTGATTTTTTGTAAGATAATCCAACAAGCCAAATCTTTTTATTCGGTTGTGCTGCATAAAATTCTGCCTCTCGGAATGCTGCAGTAGTCTTACCATATCTTCTACCACAGATGTTTACGAAATAAGATGCGTCAGGTTTTTCAGGAAAATGTAATTTCCTTTGCCCTGCGTGTGGTTTATACTTCATAAAGTCGAACCACTTTTGTTTGAACTCGAACTCTTTAATTTTCTTTGACATTCTAATTGTGATTAATTTAAATCATATTTAACTTAATGGCATAATAATAATCCACTTAAGGAGTAAAAATGTCTGAATTAGAACAGAATACAGCCGTTGAGGAAGCTGTAAAAGAACCTCAAGTCAGTCAAGACGAAAAAAAGACAGAACAAGCTGTTCCTTATTATCGTTTTCAGGAGCTAGTGAAAGAACGAAATGAATTAAAATCAAAAGTTCAAGAAGTAGCAACTGCACAGGAAGAACAGCGTAAAAAGACTTTAGAAGAGCAAGGCGAATACAAAGCTCTCTTAGTTGAAGAACAGAATAAAAATAAAGAGTTAGAAACAAGATTTAATGAAGTTTCTGAATCTTTTAATAATTATGTGAATCAAGAAAGAGAATCTCTTCTAGGTAAAATTCCTGAAACGAAAAGAGAAAAATTTGAGAAGGTAGATGATTTATCTCTTTTGCGTGACATAGTTTCAGAATTTGAAACAAAAGCTGGAGTTAATGTAGGACAAGTTGAGAACAAGGTTTCCGTTACGAAGTTTAAAGGAAATCCTTTTAACGAGTTAGATAATAATTCAAAGCGTAGGGAGTCGCATAAGGACTTGATAAGTCATTACCTTAAGAAAAAATAACATTTTTAAAACTTAAGGAGAGTACATAAAATGGCAAATGTAACTACAACAACTGCTGCTAATTTTATACCAGAAATGTGGAGAGATGCTATTCTTGATTATGCTGAAAGAAAATTTCAGTTAAGAAATCAAGTATTAGACTTTTCATCTATGGTATCAAGTGGTGGCGACACATTAAATATTCCTAAAGTTGCTGAAGAAACTGCTGCTGCTAAGTCTGCTGACACTGCAGTAACATATTCTGCTAATACTGACGGAGTAATTCAACTTTCATTAGACCAACACCAATACGAAGCTAAAAGAATCGAGGACATCGTAAGAGTTCAAGAATCTGCTGACCTATTCAATGCTTATGCAAAATCAATGGGTTACGCTTTAGCTAAGAAAGTAGAAAACTACTTAGCTGTAGATATTCTACAAGCTGCTACTGGAAACGATGTTTCCTTAGCGTCAGATAATGCACCAACTACTGCAGAAATAAGAAGTGGTTTACAAAAACTTCTTGATGCAGGTTATGACTACACAGATGGCGAAACATTCTTTTATGCTTCACCAGCTATGTATATGAACCTTATGGGACTAGGCGACTTCACCGAAGCACAAAAAAGAGGTGACGCTGCTAACCCATTAGCTTCAGGTAGCATTATGGAAATCTACGGAATGCCAGTTATTGCATCTGTAGACTGGGACGATGATGGTGGTACTGGAGATGAGTCAGGTACTATTTTCAATAGAAATGGTATCTATTTCGCACAACAAATTGCACCAAGAGTTCAGTCAGCTTATGACATTGACCACTTGGCAACATCTGTTGTTGCAGACGTTTTGTTTGGAGCTGTATTATCACACGCTGCAAACAGCACTTCATTACCAGTTGTTAATTTCAACAATCCGTAATGAGTAGATTGAGGGGGATTTATTTCCCCCTCATAACTTTAATTATTAATAGGGAAACGAAATGGCAAATTATACATCAACCCACACAGGGGCAGTTATAGATGCATCAGTTACTAAAGTCAGTTCTAGTGGTGTTACACAAGCAGACTTATCCAAACTAAATGCAGTTACTTCTTCTGCGACAGAATTAAATTTATTAGATGGAGTTACTGCTACCACAGCAGAGATAAATATTTTAGATGGTGTTACAGCAACTGCTGCTGAAATCAATATATTAGATGGCGTAACTTCCACAACTGCAGAATTAAACATTTTAGACGGAGTAACATCTACTGCAACAGAATTAAACTTACTTGATGGTGTTACAGGAGGTACGGTTTCAGCAAGTTTAGCTGTAGTCGTAGATAGTAATAAAGATATAGGAACATTTAGAAATCTAACTCTAAGTGGCAATTTAAACGCAGGAGCTATTGTTTCATCAGGAGATGTTACAATAGATGCTGACGGTGCAGATTTAATTTTAAAAGACGGTGGTACAGAATACGGTAGATTAAGTAATGTTCTTGGTGGGCTTACTTTAAAATCAGGTTCTTCTGCTGCAAACGCTATTATATTTTCCACAGACGGTAATGCTATATTCGCAGGGAGCATAGCAGCTCCTTCTTTAGATATATCAGGAGATGTAGACATTGACGGAACATTAGAAACTGATGCTTTGACAATAAATGGAGTAGCATCTGTTCCTTTTGAATCTGCAGACCATAGCAAACTTGACGGAATAGAAGCAAGTGCTACAGCAGACCAGACAGCTTCTGAAATAAGAACGCTTGTAGATAGTGCTTCTGACTCTAATGTATTTACAGATGATGACCACTCTAAGTTAGATGGTATTGAAGCGAGTGCAGATGTTACTGACGCAACAAATGTAACAGCTGCTGGTGCATTAATGGATAGCGAACTAACAAGTATCGCAGATGTAAAAGCATTAGACCAGTCAGTAATAAGTGGAGCTTCGCCTACATTTGGCACAGCAAATATGTCTGATGCTTCTAATAAAAGATTTATGACTGATGCTCAAGAAACGAAACTTGATTCAGTTGAAAGCAACGCAGATGTAACAGACACAACTAATGTGACTGCAGCAGGTGCTGTTATGGATAGCGAGGTAACAGATTTAGATGGTATAAAATCATTAACAGTACCTAACAGTACAACAATATCAACCTTTGGAGCAAGTCTTGTAGATGATGCAAGTGCAAGTGCTGCAAGAACAACTTTAGGTGTAGATGCTGCAGGTACAGATAATAGTACCGATGTAACCCTTGTTACAAGTTCTCACGATTATCTTTCATTAAGTGGACAAGCTATTACGCTTGGAACTATTGATATTGGAGATGATACAAATTTAGCAGGTGGAACTGGTATTGATTTGACTGGAGATACACTTTCTATAGATTCAACAGTAGCTACACTTACTGGCTCACAAACACTTACTAACAAAACTATAGAAAGTCCTACTTTTACTGGGGATATAAATTTTACTGATGCTACTTCGCCCTCTTTAACAATTACAGATAGCACGAATACTGCAAAATTAAGATTAACTGCAACAGACACAACAACTGATATTGGTTCAGTATCTGACCATAAAGTAAACTTTAGATATAATAACGATATAAGAGTTCAATTAGAAGATTCTATATTTAGGGTTAATGCTGGTTCAGATGATATGAACTTTGTTGTTAAAGATACTTCTGGAGTATCTATAATCCACGCAGACGCTGCATTATCAAGAATAGGTATTCGAGATGGTTCACCAAGTTATACTTTAGATGTTAATGGAACTGGTAGATTTACTGGTGCATTACAATTAGATGATAACTTAACTGTTACTGGAGATTTAACAGTCAATGGTACAACTACTACAGTTAATCAAACCAACTTAGATGTATCAGATAATATTATAGGATTAAATCGTGGAGCAAGTACAAATGCTAACGATTCAGGATTAATTATAGAACGAGGTAGCACTGGAGATAATGCAGCAATTATATGGGATGAGTCTGCTGATAAATTTACTTTAGGTACAACTACTTCAACACCAAGTGCTACTGGTAATTTAAGTGTATCTACTGGAACATTAGTAGCCAACTTAGAAGGTAACGCAGATACTGCAACTACTTTAACTGGACTAACTTCTACAGTATCAGAATTAAATTTTGTAGATGGAGTAACTTCAAATATTCAAACACAAATAGACGCTTTACCTGACACAGCAGGAACTGGTATAGATATATCAAGCACTACTATAAGTGTCGATGTATCTGACTTTATGACTAATGGAGCAAGTGGTAGAGTATTACAAGCCACTGGAGCAGACACTATGGCTGCATCAACAAATGTTAATATAGATGGAAATCATTTAAAGCTTATAGATGATGGAAGATTAAAATTAGGTACTGGAGAAGATTTACAACTTTATCACGACGGTTCTAATAACTATATAGATAGTATAACATCAGACCAGGACTTATACATTAGAGTAAACGATGGTGGTTCTACTACTACTGCTATGATTTTTGATGCAAGTGAAATTGGTAGAGTAAAAATACCTAATGATGACCAACAATTAACTATTGGTGCAGGTCAAGACTTGAGATTTTATCATACAAATAATACTTCCAATATTGCAAATTTCACTGGTGGACTGACTATTAATAATGCAGGTGCAGGAAGTATGGTTATTAAAAATACTTCAAATAATGAAGATATGTTCTTTAATGTGGTTGATGATAGTGTTACAAAAACTGCTATAAGAATAGATGCAAGTGATGGTGTAAGAGTTAAATTACCTAATGACAATCAAAAGCTATCTATTGGAGAAAGTAATGATTTAGAGTTATTTCATCAAAGTGGAAATAGTATTATAAAAAATGTCACTGGTCAGCTGATTTTAATGAACTCTGCTCAAGACCAAGATATGGCTTTTCAAGTTAATGATGGTGGAAGTATACAGTCAGCACTACGATTACGAGCTTCAGATAAAGCTGTTCGTTTGCCTTTTGATAATCAATCTCTAATGATTGGTGATGGTGACGATTTAAGAATGCGACACAATGGTTCTAATAGTTTTGTAGAAAACATAACTGGTCATTTCTTTTTTGATGGCTTATCTCACGGAAGTAAAATGCAATTTTCTACTCAAGATAGTAGTGGTACTAAAGCGTATGTATTAAATATAACTGGAAATAATCATAGAGTTGGAATTGGTGCAACATCACCATCAACTAAATTAGAAATTAAAGACACAAGACCAGTATTAAGAATAACTGATGATTCATCAGGAACTGCTGATACAGCAATAGGTACAATAGAATTTTATTCAGAAGATACTTCAGGTAATTATCCTGCTGTTGGTGCATCTATAAAAGCTATGACAGAATCATCCTTTGGTTCAGGACACGGATTAGCATTCTTAACAAACGGAGATTCTGCAAGTCCTACCGAAAAAATGAGAATTACAGATGGTGGCGATGTCGGCATAGGAACTTCATCACCTGCATATAAATTACAAGTTTCAGGTGGAGATATTGCAATAGATGTTGGAGAAAGTCTTTATTTTGGTGGTGGTAATCACACTTACATTTCAGAAGATATTGATGATAGATTAAGATTCTTTACTGGTGGTGCTGAGTTTATGAGATTTACTGAAAGTGGCTCAGATACTATCAACTTATATCACGACACATATTTTTCAGATAGAGCTTTATTTGATGGTGGAAACTTTAGTGTGCAACACGATTCTAATCACGCATATATATCAAATAATAGTGGGAATATGTACATTAGACAACAAACCGATGATGGCGACTTAGTTATTATGTGTGATGATGGTAGTGGTAATAATGCTGCTTACATAACATTAGATGGTAGCACAGGACACTTAAACTTAACACCACCTAATAATGTCGGTATAGGAACTTCATCACCTGATGCTAAGCTCGAAGTTGTAGATGATAATGGGATTCATCTTACTTCAGCGACTGCAGGAAGAACTTTAATAATAAAACCAAGTCCAAGTGGTGCAGTCCACGAATTTGAAAGTGACAACACAGCAGCAGGTTATCAATTTTCTAATAATTCTGGTGTATTAATGAAAATACAATCAGATGGTAATGTCGGCATAGGAGCTAACTCTCCTGGAAGTGAATTACACATTGGAACTGGAGATGCCAATAGACATATTAAAATATCTGACAATAGGGCTATGTTTGGTTACTTTGGTAATTGTGCAGTAGTTCAAGGTGGTAATACAAAAGGAATAAAATTTAATACTAATACAGATACATTTGGTAGTAATACAAGAATGACTATTACTTCCGCAGGAAATGTCGGCATAGGAACTGACTCACCTGCAAGTAAGCTACACATTGTTGAAGGAAACTTAGGAGCACATATAAGACTTTCACACACCACATCTGATAATACAACTAAATATGGTGCTTATCTTGGTTCACATTATACCAATTCAGAAGAACCAGTAGCTGGAATGTTAATTACATCAGGTTCTTCATCTGCTACTGGTAATTCAGTAATTATTGGTGGTGGAGTTAGTGCTGCAAATGCAGCTAATACAGTAGCATTTTACACAGCACCTAATAAAACCACATTAACTGGTACTGAAAAAATGAGAATTGACAATTCAGGTAATGTCGGTATAGGAACTACATCACCAAGCTTCGCATTAGATGTCAATGGAAGTTTTAGATACTTTGCTAATGGAAGTGCTGTTTTACGAACAGAATCAACAGCAAGTGGATTTGGTGCTTACAATAGATTAATTACTACTACCAATACTTATGATTTATATGCTTTAAATGGAGATTTTTATATTGATGAAAATGGTGTAGCAACAAGATTTATTATTAAAGATAGCACAGGTAATGTTGGTATAGGAACTACATCACCTTCATTTAAATTAGATGTAACACAAGCAAATAACACAGTTGGTATTAGAACAACTGATGGTACATCAGAAGGTGCAATTGGTATCGATGCAAGTGCTAATGTATTTATGGGAACTCGTTCTAATCATAATCTTGTCATCAGAACAAATAATGCTGAAAGAATGCGAATAGATAGTCAGGGTAATATGAGATTCTCAGATAATGGAACAAATCCAAGTGCTGCAGCAAATATGGCATTTTTGTTTAACGATGGTGGAGAGTTGAAAGTATTAGATGAGTTAGGAAATACCACAACTATCTCACCACACAATTTTGAATTAATACCTGATGGAGCATCAGAAGATATGGCGTTTGCTTATCATTCTACCAGACATACACCAGAGGGTAAATTAAAAAAAGTCAATGTCGATATGATGAAATTGGCAAGATTAGTAGAACAACTTACTGGCGAGAAGCTAGTATATATTGAAGAAGGAGAAAAAGATGGCTAAAGTAATTTCAGAAAAAGCAGTAGAAGTATCTTCAGTTGAGCAACCAAAAATGGTTGAAATCAAAATGATGCGTACAATGAAAGACGCTTCAGGTAAAGATGTGGAAGTAGTTGATTATGTTGATGTAAAATCAGTAGATGAAGCAATTTCACAAGCAGAAGAAAGAAAAGCAAGTCTTGAAGCACAAGTAGTTGAACTAGATGCTGAATTAGTAGATCTAAAAGCAATTAAGGGGTAATCGTGGCTATTACATACAGGGGAATACGCTTTAGTGGATATAATAAGCCAAAGCGTACCCCTAAACACCCTAAGAAATCACACGCTGTATTAGCAAAGTCAGGTGGAAAGATTAGACTGATTAGATTTGGGCAACAAGGCGTACGAGGAGCAGGAAAGAATCCTAGAACTGCTGCACAAAGAGCTAGGAGGAGATCGTTTAAAGCTAGACACAGAAAAAACATCGCTAGAGGTAAGATGAGTGCTGCTTACTGGGCGAATAAAGTAAAATGGTAAAGGATTAAAAATGGAAGTTGGAAAAGATACAAAATTTACACTAAGTATAGAAACTGCCGTTAGTATTGGTGTCACAATATTTATGGTAGTGGGGTTATGGTTTAATCTACAAGCTGATATACAAGAAGCCAAAGAGCTTCCTGAACCACCAGTTAGTAGAACAGAATATGATTTGAAAGATCAGATGATTCGTAATAGTATTATGAATACAGAAGATAAAGTTGAAAAGTTAGAAGAAAAAGTAGATGACATTAAAGAGGATACTCGCAGTATTAATAAAACTCTACTTGATATGAATAATAATTAATATGAGGTACAAAGATGAATTATTACTATGGTATGGTATGGTTGCTTGGATTATTGTTATGGCAATCGCCCTTATACTCGCAGTCAGTTAATTTAGATAGTTTCCAAAAAATACAACTTATGAGTTTAGAAGATTGTGCAGTAGTACAAGTAAATGCTTCTTGGAATTACGCAAATAGACTGAAAATTGAAAAATTAAAAGATTGTTACATAGCAGAAATTGATCTTGCTAATAAAAATATCGGTGCAGTTATTCAAAAAGAGTGGAATATTAAAACAGTTCCTACTATAATTATATTAGAAAAAGGTAAGGAAGTAATGAGATTTGAGGCAGGAATATCAATGAGATTTAACGAGGACGAAGTTCTAAAAAAAATTAAAGAGGAAATACAATGAAACGCAAAATGAAAAAAAAGAAAAAAGGTTTAACAGCTAAACAAAAAAAATTACCAATGGCTTTACAAAAAGCGATACTAAAAAAGATGCGTAAGTAATGCCTAGAAAAAAGAAAAGAAAATCGAGAGTCAATCAAGCAGGTAATTATACTAAACCTGCGCTTAGAAAGCGTCTATTTCAAAAAATCCTTAGAGGAAATAAAGGTGGTAATCCTGGACAATGGAGTGCTAGAAAAGCACAGATGTTAGCACTCGCCTACAAACGAGCAGGTGGTGGTTATAGATAATGGCTCTCAAGAAATCACAGAAAAGTCTGCGTAGGTGGACAAAACAAAAATGGCGTACCAAATCTGGTAAACCTTCTAAAAAAACTGGTGAAAGATATTTGCCTGAACGACTGTTAAAAGCAATGACTAAATCAGAATACGCATACGAAACTCGCAAGAAAAGAAAAGCAACCAAAGCAGGTAAGCAACGAGCTAAGTATTCTGCTAAAACAAGAAAAAGAATGCGTAGATATACATAATTTGTTATATTCAGTATTATTAAACATACTGGAGGACAAATGTCTAAAGAAACAAAACAAGATGAATTTAAAGTACTGCTAGAAGATGGCAAAGAAATAAAATTTGACGATCTAAAAGACGAGCAAAAAATAATGGTAAATCAAATCAGAGATTTAGATATACAGCTCGGCAGAATGAATTTTCAAGCACAACAACTTCAAGCTGCAAAGAATCACTTTTCTGCAGAACTTAATTCTTCTTTGAAAGAAGAGAAGGAAGATGCCTAAGTTAAATGTAGTCGCAGGTATCATAGATAAAGTAGCAGATAAAATCGATGACTTTACTCTTGACAAAGCAGAAAAAGCAGAACTTATACAACAGATTAACAAAGCTCAAATCGAGGTTAATAAAGTTGAAGCCAATAGCAGTAGTTTATTTGTTGCAGGTTGGCGTCCTTTTGTTGGTTGGACTTGTGGAGTAGCACTATGTTATCACTTCGTACTACAACCCTTCTTACTTTTTCTGTTACATTCATTTGGCTATCAAGTGGATTTACCAGTATTCGATATGACAACTCTCACGACAATACTTCTGGGTATGCTCGGTCTTGGGGGAATGCGTTCATTCGAAAAAGTGAAGCGATCAGCGTAATGGAATTTAACGAAATCATTGAGAAAGTCCTCGAACACGAAGGGGGTTATGTCAATGATAAAGATGATTTAGGTGGGGAAACAAAGTATGGTATAACCAAACGATTCTATCCTCACCTCGACATCAAGAACTTAACTAGGGAACAAGCAAAAGAAATTTATTATCAAGACTATTGGATTCCTTCCAAAGCGTCTAAACTTCCTGCAGATTTACGATACGCTTACTTTGATTGCGTTGTAAATACTGGACAATATCGTGCAGTAAAAATATTACAACAAGCGTGTAATAATAAAAATACATTTGATATTAAAGAGGACGGCAAGATTGGAGCAGCAACTATTTCTGCTTGTAAAAAATTAGAAGCAGATAGATTTATTTCATATAGAATTTTATTCTATTCTTTGCTAATTTCTGATAACCCCACACAAGAAAAATTTTGGTATGGGTGGTACAAAAGAGCTAAAGGAGAATAGATGCCTACATACATTACAGCTAGAGATTTAAAAGATACTTTTCCTAACTTAGATGAGTTTGACACAAAGAAACCTGTCTATGGTTGGGTGGCAGAATCTACAAATAGATATGTGTCACACGACTCTGGATTGGTAACTGTTCTTTTTGCAGACGGAAAAGATTTA